CAGGTCCATGATTTCGGCGAGTTCCAGGGCGAGGCAGTATTCCAGGTCGCGGCGAGTGGATTCCACGCCGAAGCGGCACCACTTGTACTCGCTTACCATTTCCTTGGAGGGCTGCTCCCCGTCGGTGATGTCCTCTGCGATGGCGACCGCAGCGGCGTTCATCTTGCGCAAGGCCTCCTCGTGCGCCATGTTGAGAATATCCATGTCTCGTTTCGTCATCATAGGTTTACCATCCTAGTTGGTTTGTTTCAATTACAAACTCTTTAATTAGCTCTATCGGGAACCAGCGAAGCGAACCAGGTCCTCCTAGCTGGATCATGGGGAAGTTTCTTTTTGTCTTGGACTTCTTTCTGGTCTTGATTAACTTCTCAAGGCCCTTTACAGTAAGCCCAACTAATTCGGCTGCGCCTTCTATGCCAACGCATTCCATGCCGATGATGGTCTTTCTTTCAGGTGCGGCGGTTCTCATAGCCTTGTCCTCATGGTCACCGTTCCGTACTTGGTCAAATTATCGGCTGCCACGTGTGTCCAGTTACGGTGCTGATATTCCTTGAACTCTTTGTTCTTGGGGTCGCTCTCGAACCTGTCAACTATTTCCTCCGCCTGACTGTCGGTAAGCCATGCCATCTTTGTCCCGCGCAGGTGCCACCATGCATGGATGTAGTCCGACTGGGACTTGGTAAGCGACGGCTTCCAGGTTATGGCTTGAGAAGCCGGTATTCTTTCAGCCCTGTGGTTCTGCATGGCCTGCTTGAGCACCATCTGTGTCGGCACGTCGGCCATGTCGCGCGCACGCTTGAATACGTCGTGCACTTCCTGTATGTCTGTAAATCCCAACGCATTCGCAAGCGATGCCGCCACCACGTCGATGGTAGTCGGCACAACCCTTCCGGCCTGAGAGTATGAAAGGATTAGTTCCTGGTGTACGGCGTTCGTAATCTCGTACTCTATCATGCGCTCCTCCCGAACATGGCGGCGAGCCTGCGGTGCGATTCCTCTGCGTTACGGCGGCTTATGTCGTCGCTTGTCATGAAACCCTGCTTAGGTCTCTCCGCATCTTTTCTTCTACGGTCCCAGGATAGTAACATGGCGTAGTGCGACTTGTACTTCTTCGCCTTGTCAGGCTGTGCCTCGAAATACTGGTCCGCCTCGTTAATAAGCTCGTCGGCATTCTCAAGACGTTCGCACAGCTTGATGTACTCCTCCGTGGTTAGCATTACGTTCCCGAACTCACCGTGAGGATGCTTTGCGCTTGGCGGCTTAACTACCACCTTCTCCGTCTTGACTGGTTTAGGGTCTGTCTTGACAATGGGTGAGGGGAGTTCCTTTGCAGACGTACGCTCACTCACGTTTTCGGCACTCCCCTCACCGGAATTGTCGGAAGGCTGTGGTACTTTGCTATCGTCCTTGGCGTCTACGCTCAAGGCATCTTTCGTTGATTCCTGGTTCTTCCTCGGGCGTCCGCCCTTCTTGCCGTTCTCGCGTCTAGCGACCGTAGAAGGCCAATTGTCAAACTCAAGCGATAAGCGAATCATCATAGACCCGAAGGAATCCGAATCCTTTTCGAAATTCTCAAGGTCGTCCATTGACTTCCTGACATCTTCAATGATCTGCTCATCATTGAGCTTGCGGAAGTGCCTGATGAAGTCCTTGAACTCCACCTTCGCCCACCATCTGTTGTTCGTAGAAGCCATTACTTGTTCACGATGCTCTTGTGGTATGCCTTGACGGCATCAATCACGATAGCCGTGTTGTTCTTCGGTTCGATGTTTGCTTCCCTTACTTCGCGGATTTCCTCGAATAGGGGAGTCATCTCTGGAGGTAGCTTGACCTGAACTGTTTCTGCCATTGTATATCCTCTAAAAATTTTAGATGATTTGCTAATTTTAATAGAAATCTAATCTAAAAATTTTAGATTGTCAATACTTTTTTCTATTTTTTTTAGAATATTGTTCTAATCTTTAGAAATTTGATTATTTTTAAGGTATGGATAATGAATTTTTACACAAGATAGACGTCAGGAAGGTTTCTGAGGAGACTGGATTATCTCTCGATGAGATAGCCGCACTCTCTGGAATATCCGACTCTAGGAATTTGAACAAGTGGAGCAAGGACAAGTCGTCCGGTTCTCGTCCGAATTTCAATGCTCTTGTAAATCTTCTTCTCCATGGAGCAACGGTCGAGACTTTGTTTGGAGTGGAATACAAAGGATCCAAGAATTCAGTCCCAAAAAACATTTACGATAACCCAGAATTCAAAGCCGGTGTAAAGATGGCATTGATGGAACTTGAAGAGGAAGGTTTTCTTCGTGAAAAGAAAAACCTATAGGTTTTTATAAAAACCTAAAGAAACCTAGAATAACCTATAGGTTTTTTTAGAAACCTAGAATAACCTAAGCTAACCTAAAATAACCTGGCTATTTATTCTTATACTTATTATTATCTCATTGATATTGTTGTTATATTACTAACAACTTGTATATTACAAATAATTAAATAATTATATATAAGAAAAAAATACATATACAAAACTTATTTTCTTTTTTCTCTTTTTCTTTTGGTTCTTTTCTTTTTCGCTTGTTTCTTTTGAATAGTCAATTGACTGTCAATTGAACTTCATTTGACAGTCAAAATAAAGCCCGCGGAATTTTCCACGGGCTAACCTATTGTCTAGCGAAACAAATTGTTGTATATTTATCACTGGAGGCCCTCACGGCCTCCTTGGCCCGGACGCGGAGGTTCATAACCGGCCAGCACTTTCCTTCTTATTTTCTCCTTGGCCGTCTCCGCGTCCAGGCTACCCTCCAGCCACTTGCAAACAACCGCGTATATGTAGCCCATTTCCTTCATGTCACCAAATATATAACATTTTGTTTGATTTTTGAATAAAAAGTTGTAAAATTTTATAAAAATTTAACCTTTTTGTCAAAAAGTTTGCTATATTGCTTGTCATGATAGACATCGACTCGTTCATCAGGCGGGAGAACATCAAGGACCAAAAGGAACTTGCCAGAACCCTGAAGGTGACGGACAATACCGTCTCCATGTGGGCCAACGGTAAGAGGACTCCCACCTTCAAGGTCTGCCGGAAGCTGCTCGACATGGGAATGACTATAGAGGAGCTGTTCGGCAAGCCGTACAGGTCCAGCGTACGTGACGCGGAGGATGATTTCGACCGGAAGGCCGGACACTTCATGAAGAAGCTGCTCTCAAACCTCGACAAGCTATAGGAGAAAAAAAAGAATGACACCGGAAGAATACGAAATAGCGTACTGCAAGGGCAAACGACAGTCCATGGAGTTCTTTTCCGACTGGCTGCGTGACCACATTAGGGTAGCCCGACGCGGGATTGAGGACGGGATGGAACCGAAGAAGGTCCTGGAAGGGACCCTTGAGTTCATGTCCAACATCGCGGACTCAATGGATGAGAAGCTGTCCAAGGATCCGAAACTCATTTCGAGGGAATAGGTGTCGGCCGTCTACTCCATAGACGGCGTTGCCGTCACGGAAAGCGTGTTCCTGGGCCGTATATTCAAAAGGGGCACTCCGACATGGGAGACCATAGAAAACGGCCCGCAGAGGCACAGCGTGGCCGTACTGGAAGGCGATGACGGCAAGCCGCACACCTTCAGGATAACGTCTTCTAGGTAGCGGCTAGAGCTCGCTGCCTCGCTTCATGCTCCCGCGCTTCAAGCCCTTGTCTATACGCTCGTGGCTGTTCTTCAGTCCCTTGGGCCTACCCCTGCCCATCATGCTCTCGCCCTGTATCCTGCGACGCTCCCGCTCCTCGGGGGTCAGGTCCATGGGCTTGCGCTTCCTCCAGCCGTTCTTCTCCAGCTCATACCGTACCTGGTTCGATTCCAGGTCTATAGTCACCGGCGTAACATTCCCGCAGTGCGGGCAAAATAGCTTTATATCCATTACTACCTCCTTGTCGCCAATACCAGTCTTCCCGACTTGTCCGGGAACCTCCCGACGACATCCCCGCTCCTGAACCTGTGGCAGTCCACCGGACCGCTAACCCACCTGGTCCCGTCCTTGCTCGTGGCCTCGAACGTGAAGCCCCTGTTGGTCTCCTCGCATGCCACCCGCTCCAGTTCCAAATGTCCCCTGGCCTCCTCATCCTCCAGCCAGTCCATAAGGTCCTCGACATACCGGTCCCATAGCACCTGGCCTTCCTCTATGTGTAGCTTTACAGGGTGGTGCATCTCCTCCGTGCACCTCCTGTCCATCTCCCTGTAGTTCCTGTGGAATTCCGAAATATCCATACGTCCTCCGTTCAAATTCTAGAAAATTTAACCATTACACCGCCATGTCGTAGGCGTAACTGTCAACCCTTTTCTGGGACCTGTAGTTGAGGGTCCACGGCACGATGCTGAAAAATCCCATATCGCCGTCAAGTTCCGCCAGCTGAAAAACATACTTCCCGTTTCCAGTCTTCCATATCCTGACTGTGTCGAAAACGCGGAACATCTGGAAAACATCCTCCCTCATGATACGGGAATCCGTTATATCGAATTCGTACAGCGATCCCGGGCCGTTCTCGTAGAACATGTCCTCGTCACTGTAATCGCACATCCATCCACCCTCCAGGTCGAAACCGAACCGGAACATGTCCACCGTCGAGTGCTCGCTGACGTGGTCGCACATGTTCACGGCAGCGCGTAACCCTTTGGGGATGGTCACCTCTCCCAGCAGCTTCGCTTCGAAAATCCTGGAAAATTCCTTCTCCCCGATGGCGAAATAGCTGTTCGTGTGGCACGTCGGGTCACGGCGTACGCGACGGCCGAAACGTATGACCCGCGAACCGCTGCCGGTGATAGTTTCAGTGTCGAAGTGGATACCCTTGTATCCCTTCATGTTCCATATCTCATCCAGTTTAATTTGCTTTAGCATGGTTGTATCCTCCGGTTTGGTTGTGTTTAATGTGTTTGGCCTGTTATGCGTAATACCAGCAGATAGCGTGCTTGTCGCTGTCTCCGTCGGGTGACTCCCAGGGGGTCGCCTCAGCCCGGTGCATTTTCCATCCAGGGTGCTCCGCGTTGAAAGCATCCGCAGCCCTACGCGCAGCATCCAGGGTATCGTAAAAATCAAATCTCAGCCTTAACTTCATACTATCGCCTCCCTGTCCTGGATGTCAATGTGACCAGCCCGTAACGATCGCACGCCTCACGCTTTGGCATGATTTCCCACACGCGGGAATCGTAGCGAAGATATAGCGACCCGAAACCATCCCTATAAATGCCGTCAAAGTTCCCGCGCCTGTTGCTGTACCTTACCGCGTCACACACTCGGCTAAATACGCGGCTCTCCTGGTCTATGAATTCATTCAGCAGGTACATTTCACATTCTTTTTTCGAGCCCTCGAAAGCGACGCATGTCTCCTCTCCGTGGCGACTTGCAATATAAGGGTCTACGCACTGAAATACTACTACCATGATTTTATCCTCCGGTTTAGTGTGTAGAGCGCCCGCGGGTAACGGTCCCGCGCATGGTCCAAACAGCGCTTTTTTTTATCTATGCGAAAAAGTATGTATTGAACATTTTCCCGCCGTTCTGGTTCACGAGCTTGTAACCGGCAAGCTCCAGAACGTGACGGTGGCAAGAAAACCCGCATCCGCCTTCGAAATATGGTGCATGACAGTGGAAAAAGTTCACGCCGCATATATAGCGCCTGTTTTTCGGCAAGTGGGCATTCTTGTACAGGGCGACAAGTGCGGCCTTCTTGATTCCCGCGTCCTTGTTGAAGCATTCCGCCGTCGCCGTGGATTCCTTGTCATAACCACACCCGCCGATGCTCCGGGACTCATAAAAATTTACTCCGGTCCTCACTTCGGCGCGCGGGTTCGCCCCCCAGGTTCTGTTTTTCTTCCATTCGACGATAACGTCTATGAATTCAGGCATTGACGCTGCGCAAACGGTCTTTATTTCTTCCGCGGTCCTTTCGCTTTCCTTCTTTATTTCTTCGATGCGGCGTGCCTTGTACGCGTTCAAAATTTGGTCGTATGTCATGGACTCCAGTTTTGCGCGTTCGCGCTTGTTGAATGAATTCTTAATCCACCATGACTCAAGAAGTTCTTTCTCGTCTTTCCAATGTTCGCGCGGGTCTTCCATAAAGTCGCTGGCCTTCTTCATGGATTCGGCGGTCTTCTTCTTGAGTTGGGAGAGAGCCCACTTCTGTAATTTTTCGTCGTTTACGCTGTTGTTTAACATGGTTTTAACCTCCGTTTAGGTTTGGCTTTTGTTTGGTTTGGCTTCTATCCGGTATCCAGGCGCGGCCCTGGATTTACGCATTATTACCGGTGGCGATTTAGACAAATTGCACTGCGGGCTTGGATACTTCGACGGCGACGGACTCTTGATTCAATATCGACTTTGCGAAGCGCACGAACTCCGCGATCTTTTCCAGGTCCTTTTTTTCGACGTAGAATTCCGCGCGGATTGTGGTTTCCTGTACGGTATCGCCGTTGTCGTGCGTGTAGACGCCGGCGGCCTCGCTCAAGGTTCCCACGCCCACGACCTGGGCTATAAACTGGGACAGAAGCGAACGCGCCTCAATGAAGGAAATTTCCTGTTTCTTGCTGTCCTTGTCGTTAAGACCTATAAAGACGGTCACCTTCTCCATGTTTTTACCCTCGTTTTAATTTGTTTGGTTCTTGGTTTGGCTTGTAAGGTTCTTTCTCCCTTACATTATATAATATATAATAATATTTTCTAATTGTCAATAGTTTATAAAAATATATATTATTTAATTCTTACAAAATTAAATAAAATTATACATTGCTATCAAAAAACAAGCAACGAAAAACACCGACGACAAAAGAAAAACAAAATAAAACAAGTCTTCGAAGATTCCACCGGACCAGAACGGAACAAAAGAAAAATAAAACTTCAGAAGACCGGAACGAAAGAGAAAAACACCAGAAAAAAAAATTCTGTTTTTCTTTTTCTTTTCTTTTAATTGTTGTTTGGTTCAGTTCCTGACTGAACATTAAAAATATACTTCGATAGTAGTTCAATTGTAGAGTAGATAAATGTTCTATTGTAGTATAGATTCTCCGATGCAAAAGCAAAACAATTTTAAAAAGAAAGTGAAAGATAAGAAAGAGAAAGAAAGCAGCAGCCCGAAAAAATCCAGCTAAAAACAACGAAAAAACGCGTCTAAATCCCTGCCTATAATCTATCTTATGTAAACTGTTAATAGATTTATTAAGAAAAGTTTACAAAGAACTTGCGAATTTAGCGAAACTTCCCAGAAAATCAATAAAAGAAGGGGGTGCAAGGGGAACACCCTCGGAAGGCAGGGGGCGCAAAGACACTATACACCCCACCAATCTCCTCGTGCGAAACATCTGTAAACGAAAGTTTACAATTATGATTGATGGGGTATGGCAGAGAAGATATTGTGGAACAGGGATATAGTGTCGTCCTGGAAGAGGGCGGTAGAGGAGAGCGGTAGTAGCAATCCGTTCAGTCGCAAGTGCTTGCAGAGGCTGTCCGAGGACGGGATAACGATGGTTGACATCAGGACCCGTCTTGGGCATATCCTGAGCAGGAAGGCGAAGGAGCGTCATCCTGACGAGGTGGAGCTGCTGGAGTTCTACGAGAACCTGAAGCTGGAGTTCGAGCAGGGCCTGGTAGACAACTGCATGGAGAGCGCGCAGGGTTCGATGTTCCTGTTGAAGACCCGTTACAACTACAGGGAAGGCCAGGACATCAACCTGACGGCGTGCAACGAGGCTGCCAGGAAGGTGGTGAGGAGCTGGGGGGCGGATGCCTCGGCGGAGAAGGGTACGGAGGGGTCGCCCGATGAGGGAAGTGAAGTTCGAGTACCCGAGTCCTAAGTTCCGGATACTGTACCCTGAGTACAGCAGGGGGAAGAAGCACATCATCCTGAAGGGAGGTCGTGCGAGCACGAAGAGCTGGAGCGTGGCTATGGCGTTGCTGGACCATTGCAGGACCTATTCGGGCTTGCAGGTGATGTGCGGGCGCGAGGTGCAGAATTCGATCGCTGAATCATCCAAGAGACTACTTGACAACACGATTTCGAGGCTGGGGCTAGGTGACGAGTTCCGTTCGACAAACACGTACATAGAGCACCGGGATACGGGGAGCTTCATCCGTTTCATGGGGATGGAGGGTAACCACGAGAGCATCAAGGGTCTTGAGAGCTACGACCTCTTCTGGGTGGAGGAGGCGCAGAGCGTCTCCGACGGCAGCCTTGAGGTCCTGATACCGACGATGCGCGCTCCCGGTGCGCAGATATGGTACACGTACAACCCGAACCTCCCGACTACGCCTATAGAGAGCGTGCCGAGGCGCTACCCGGACCAGACTCTGGTGGAGAGCATCAACTACACGGAGGTGCTGAAGTACCTGGACGCGAACACGATTGCCGAGGCCGAGGCTGACAGGGCCGATAACGAGGAGCGTTACAACTGGATATGGCTGGGGCAGTACCGCGCACAGAGCCAGGACACCTACATCCCCCTGAAGCTCGTGACCGAGGCTGTGGCCAGGAGACCTACGCTTACGCATGAGCCTATAGTGGCGGGGCTTGACATCGGGCTGTTCCATGACAGGTGCGTCCTGGTGGTGCGCCAGGGCCCAAACGTGATATACACGAGGGAGTGGAAGGATGCGGTGGCGATGGACGTGGTGGAGCAGGTGGAGGGCTACATGAACCGTTACGGCATCGTGAAGCTGGCCGTGGACGCGAACGGCCAGGGGGCTGCGGTGTACCAGGAACTTTATTCTCGGATGGGCGAGAAGGTGGTGGGCATCATGGCCGGAGCCGCCAGCAGGCAGCAGAGCAAGTACAGCAAGCTGAGGGACGAGGCGTGGGGACGCCTGAAGGATTGGCTGGAGACCGGGTCCTTGCCTTCCGAGAGGGAGCGCGACTGGATAACGGACCTGACGAACATCAAGTACTTCTACGACGAGAAGGGCCGTTACAAGATAGAGAGCAAGAAGAGCTACCTGGGCAGGGGATTCCACTCCACGGACTGGGCGGACGCCCTGTCTTATTCATTGCTTGTTGACGCGGGTACATCCAGCGCGGCGTACTGGGAGGGCGGCGGAGAGCGTGAGTGGCGCAGGGAGCGTTACGGAATCTACGGTCCTTCGGACTGGATGGGCATATAGGAGTTTTTAGATGGAAGGTAGATTGTTCGACAGCGGGAAGCTGGCACCGAGCCTTGTTGGCATAGAGAGACTGTACAGGACGCCCGACGAGAGCGCGTACTGGGATAACCCGGACTCGATGCCTAGGGAGTCCAGGTCATTCAAGCTAAACGACGGCCAGGTGGGCGAGCTGATGGCCCGTGCGAGGAAGGCCTACGACGTTGCGTACAGTCACTGGTCGCAGAACTACCGCGAGATGGCCGAGGACTTCCGCATATACGCCGGTCGTGACATGTGGAGCGAGGAGGCCAAGGCCGCCAGGAAGGGAAGGCCTATCCTGAAGTTCAACGTGGTTAAGAAGTTCGTGAAGCGTTGCGTTGGCGACACGATGAAGAATCATCCCGGTGTCGAGTTCTCGCCGAGAAGGGATTCCGAGGTCAGGAAGGCCGAGATAGGCATGGGCCTTGTTCGCTACATCGAGGACACCAGCAACGCGGGCAAGGCCTACACGAAGGCCTTCACTGATGCGGTCGTTGGCGGTATCGGCTGGTTCAGGGTGACATTCAGCTCCAAGATGCGGCGTATTGCCGTGAAGAAGGTCAAGGACCCCCTGTACTACATGCTGGACCCGGATGCTGAGGAGGAGGACGGGTCCGACGCCAATTTCGTCATTTCCATGACGGAGAAGACCGTAGGGGACAGGCACCTGAACTGCTATGAATACTGGTGGCGCGAGGAGAGCGACGAGCCGGGCGTGGAGTGGGAGGTGTACTGGGCCATAATCGAGGGAAACGAGGTGGTGGACTACGGTCGTTTCCCGGGCGAGATTATCCCGATAATCCCGGTCATGGGCGACGTCATCAGCTGGGACGACCAGATGGTCGTCAAGGGCATGGTCCGCGACCTGATAGACCCGCAGAAGAGCTACAACTACCTGAAGAGCCAGGAGGTGGAGATAATCGCCCTCACCCCGAAGAGTCCGCTTGTCGCGGAGGAGGGGACCATCCCGAAGGAATACGAGGCCGACTGGACGAACTACACGAAGAACCCGACCAAGGTCCTGAAGTACCGTTCCAAGAACCTCCAGGGCGAGCCTACGCAGAACAAGCCTGAGTTCCTGAAGATGGAGGCGAATACCACGTGGGCGCAGGCTGCGGCCCAGGCGAGCGTGAACGACCTGAAGGAGATCACTGGCATCTTCGACACGGCCCTCGGTGCCGACAGGACGGAACTGTCGGGCAAGGCCATCATCGCGAAGCAGCTCACGGCTGACGCGGGTCAGTACGTGTTCAGCGACAACCTTCAGCTTTCGGTCAAGAGGGCGGGACAGTGCATAGCGGGTATGATTCCGGTCGTGATGGGCGAGGAACGCTCTGTGATGGTCCTGGGCGAGGACGGTGTACGCCGTTCCGTGAACCTGGACAAGCCCATGGGAGCTAAGGGAGGTGAAGTCCAGGAGCCCATGGACCTTGACTTCTCGGAAATGGACATCTCGATAAGTTCCGGGACAAGTTTCGCGACCAAGAGGGAGCAGTCCCTGAGCATGTTCCAGGACATGATGCAGGCGATGCCCGAGACGGCATCCCTCATAGCCGACCTCGTGGTGAAGAACATGGACTTCGCGGACGCGGCGAAGGCTGCAAGGCGTCTATACGCCAACCTACCCGACAACGTGAAGGAGGCCGAGGAGACCCCGGACGGATATGTGCCGCAGGCTCAGTTGATGCAGGCGATGAAGATGTTCGACGAGGCGAAGCAGGCGAACATGCAGCTCATGGCGCAGAAGGACGCGCAGATTGCGGCCCTCCAGGCGGAACTCAAGAACCAGTTCCAGAGCCGTATCGCGGCAGAGCAGATCAAGGGCCAGTACAAGCTCGCGGACACCCAGCTCAAGGAGCAGGGGGAGAACGCCCGGAAGGCCCTGGAAATCCAGGAGAAGGCGGAGAGTACGACAGCCGAGATACAGGAGAAGGTGTTCAAGGACATTTCCGACCGTGCAGAGGAGGCTTCCAAGGTCGGCGTGGTGGTCGTGGACTCTTCCGCACCCGCGAGGAACATAGAGGATGCGTCGAAGGTGCAGTCTCCCGGCACGCAGATAACGTTCAAGGAGCCTACGGTGTCTGATTCGCCCATGAGCACCGAGGACGTGCTGTTGAACCTGTGACCTTTATAATTGATGCATTAGGGACGCCGGAGCCGTGGGCGTTGAAAATACACGGCGGTTGGTTACGCAGCGGACTTGTCGCCTACCGTACCCTAGCGGGAGGGGCATTTAGCGGCGGGAGTCACCCCATACGTGCGTGGGGGCGGTGAATCGGGACCGGAAAAATCGCATGGACGGAAGGGTTTTCCAACCCGAAGGACAAAAATGGAAGAAGTGGAAACGTTGAAGAGCGAGGCGGAGCTGGAAGAGGAATCCAGGAAGGCCGAGACCGGAAAAAATCCGAAGGAAGAGCCTGAAAAGCCGGAAAAACCGGAAGAAAAAGGTCCTACCGAGGAAAAAACGGTTGAAGAAGGTGCCGGAAAGGAGCCTCCGAAGGAAGACAGGCCCAAGGAAGGCGAGGAATCGCCCTACGGGAAGCCCGGTCACACGCCCGATGGGGTCCAGAAGCGCATCAACAGCCTTACTAAGCGGAACTACGACCTGGAATCGGAAGTGAAGCGTCTGAAGGCCGAGATGGAGTCGTTCAGGAAGAGCCGTGAGCCACAGGGAGAGCCTACGAAGGAGGATTTCCTGAAGGCTGGCAAGACCGAGGACGACTGGATGGCTTGGAAGATCAAGAAGGGAATCGACGAGGGCCTTTTGAAGGCCATGGAATCGAGCCGTGCACAGGAGAAGCTGAAGAAGAGCGTATCCGAGTACCAGAAGCGCGAGGACGAGGCCAGGGGACTGTTCGGTGACTACGACGCTACCGTATATGACGGAAACGACATCGAGTGCCACGAGCAGGTAGCCAACCTGATACGCGACGAACTGTCGAATGGACCTGAAGTCGTGTACACGCTCCACAAGAACCCACAGATGATAGCCCACCTGAAGACCCTTGACGGTAACGGACAGGTCGCTTTCATCAAGGATGTTTCCGCAAGACTTGAAAAGCTGAAGCAGGACGCAATCGCCAAGGCGAAGGCCACTCCTGCACAGAACCAACCGCCAGCTGCCGAAGAGAAGGTTCCATCGGCCCCGCAGCAGGCACAGAAACCCAATTTGCGCGAGCCCGCCGTAGGAAACGGGGGCAACGCTATAAAGCCGCCTGACCTAGCGACCTGCACGATGGAGGAGTTCGAGAGGTACTACGGCAACCAGAGGTAAACTATGGCTCTAGGAACAACCGAGAATACCGTAGCCAAGATTACGGGCTACGTCGTAAAGAACGCCCTCATGGCGTTCAAGAACACGAGACTCTTTTCCGGTCTCGTGACCAAGGCGTATGACAACGAATTTGCAGAACGCGGTGCCAAGAAGGGCGACACCATCTATGTCCGCAAGCCTGCACAGTTCCGTGTACGTACAGGGTCCAAGATGAAGACCCAGAACATCAAGGAAACCAAGATTCCGGTCGTCATCGGCGAGCAGAAGGGCGTTGACTTCGAGTTCAGCATCCGCGAGGCTACCCTTGACATCGACCACAACAAGAGCGACTACGCCGAACGCTTCATCCGTCCGGCAGGATCCACCCTGGCGAGCACAAAGGACGCCGAGGGCATGGCCAAGGCCTCCGTCGGTGCAGGCTACGCCATCATCTCCCCGAAGGCCGACACCAACGAGCAGCTGTACAGCCGCTTCACTACCGCCAAGGCGATGCTGAACAAGTTCCTCGCCCCGAAGGGCGTGAGCGAACGCTACGCCGTCGTCGGTTCCGACATCGAGAACCGTCTTGCCCAGAGCGTGAGCACCCTGTTCAACGCCTCCAGCGACATTACCCGCGCCATCAAGACTGCTGGCATGGAACACGTCGGCACCGGCGGCCTCACCTGGGGCACTTCCGACCTCGCCTACGTCCACACCAACGGTGCAGGCGGCGAGTCCGTTACCGTGTCCTCCATCGTGCCGAACTATGACGGCGAGACCCAGGAAATCACACTGTCTGCCATCCCGAACGGTCTCGTGGTTGGCGACACCATCGAGTTCTCGGACTCCAAGTTCGTGAACGCCGAGACCAAGGCCCTCTACGCACAGGACTTGCAGCGCAAGGTTCTTGCCATCGACTCCACCAACGCCAAGGTGACGGTGTACTCCATCCGTCCCGCTACCATCGTGATTGGCGGTGTGAGCGTGACCACGGACAACGTTGATGATACAGCCGTCGTCACCGACGCCATCTTGAACACCGCCGGTCTCACCCGTGACGAGGTTCGCGGACGCCTGGCCATGGCCAACTGCTCCGCCATCCCGACCGGAGGTGCGGTGCTCGGAGTATCCGGCAAGCACTACCTTTGCTGCCCCGTGTTCCAGAAGAAGGCCGTGGTGCTGACTTCCGTTGACCTTGTGCGTCCGACGAAGGTCGAGATGTCCGATGTAATCCGTGACGACGGAATGAGCATCCGCTTCCTGGAAGACTACACCATCGAGAACGACAGCCTGCCTGACCGTCTCGACATCATGGCTGAATTTACGGTCCTTTACCCCGAATGGGTAGTGGACGTGGAAGTTCAGATCGACTAGGACTTCATTACTCCTCCGTGATGATAAAAGAGAGGGGCGGTCCCTAACCGGACCGCCCTTTCTCCTTGATTATCTTGCAGGATTCCTCCTGTAGCCTGAGCCACCTTTCCCAGGTGACGGTTTTAGAGAATTGCACCTCCCATAGCCTGCGTACGTTGCATATCGTTGGTCTCTTGGCGTATATGTCACAGAGGTTGTCCTTTGTGAGGTGCCTGCACGACCCGTCCTTACGGGCCCATTTCTCAAGAGGGGTCCCACGTATCATACGGCAGCATAGGCCGCACTTGTCGCATTTGAAGCTCATGCGAACACAGCCATGTCCAGGTTTTCCTGGATAGCTTCCCATCCGTCGTCGCTCCTGTTCATTACCAGTTCAGGCATTGTAGCACTTGACACCAGGAGAGGCTTCATTTTTTCCCACTGCTTGGCCAGCGCATCAAGAGTCGATAGGCGTATGAACTTGACGTAGGAGCACCATTTTGACCTTTTCGGGTCCCATTTGGACTTTCCCTCGTAAGTGAGGTGTCGGACTAGCTGGATGTAGAATTCCGAGCTGTATTCTTCCATTGACGAACAAGGCATAGACCCTTTCGGTGAACCACCCCATACGCTTATCGAAAGAGAGCACAACTTTAGAATGGAGCTCTGTTCATGCCGTGTTAGAGGAAGTTTTGTTTCCTTGTTTTTCAGTAGGATATTCTGGCATTCTAGGGGCAGGATGTTAATCTGCTCCTTCAGATATTCCAGGTTGGTCTTGAGCTGCCTTCCGCTTTCAAGGTCAAAGTACCGGAAAGTTTTCCCGTCTGCCTTGAAGTACCTGTTCTGTGTCTTTGGGTCGTGGAAGAAGACACGCCCATCCTTGGCATACCTCAATGGCACGCTCCTAAGGAGGGGTTAAAGTAAATATAGCATGCTTTATAATTGATGTCTATGGCAATTGTGCAAGAATTGGTGCCGGATTTCATGAGGACCCACTACGATCTGTGGGAATCCGAGGGAAAACTGGCCAAAAGGGCGGAAAATGTACACAGTAAGGCAGCTCATAACGGAAGCGTTCAGGAAATCGACGATAAGGGGCCTGACGGACACCCCGGAGGCGGAGGAAGTCCGCATGGCCCTAGAGACCCTGAACACGGAGCTGGACGGACTGACCGCGAACGCGGAGTTCTCGCCGTCAAGAAGGGCGGTAAGGGCCGTAGTAGGAAGTGAGGGGTACGTAACCATCGCCGACGACCAGAAGCGGGTCATAGTAAGTGCAGAGGCTACTGTTTACGGAATAAAGCTTAATACTGGTGACGCCCACGGAATGAGCGTAGGTGATGCCATTTCAGTAAGGATTGACGGGCATTCTGGTATTTTCGATGCTACGGTAATACAGATTACCGGTCCGTATTCTTTTAATACGACCGCCATAAGCGGAATTACCGGTACATTCAGCGGTACGTTCAAGATGTCTTCCCAAGGACCTGAGTACGACATCGGTATCCTTGATTGTCCGCCTGACAACATCTATCAGGTCATTTCGGACGATGGTCGTATTCTTCCGGAGTTGCAGGAGCAGGACTTCTACGCAAACAGGCAGAACAGGAATTTCGACTGGTTCTTCTACGACAAGTCAAGGAATCCG